GTCTAAACCTTGTTGTTCCATTTGTCTTTGCAACCCACCGATACCCATCATTTGTTGAAAATCAGCTTGCTGTGCCGCTTGTTGTTGTGCCGAAGTAGTAGACATACCTAAAGCAGATTGTAACTGTTGTTGTCTTTCTTTTTGTGCCGCACCCAATGCGGTTTGGAAAGCCTGTTGTTGTGCTTGTGTATAAATATCAGAGATACCCTGTTGTAAATTTCTTTGACGCTCAGCTTCTAGTACCGCTTGACGTGAACCACCAAATGCGCCTGCCTGTGCTGATTGCGCGGCTATACCTTGCTGTTCGATAGCAGACTGTCTTCGCGCTTCTCTTGCCGCGATGTCCGCCACATTGGTCATGTATGGGTCCATGTATCTTTGAAGATCAGCTTGACCAATCGGTGCCCCCGCTGCCGTAGCTGCAGTATATGCTTGACCTACTTGAGTACCTGCAATACCTTGTTGAGCTTGGGCTCTTGCTATCGCATCTTTTTCTGCTTGCGACATTTGCGCAAGTCTTGGACCTGTGTAAGGAATATAACCCTCTTTAGCTACATCACCTGCAGTTGCTACTAAAGACTCAGCCGCTTTCTCCATATACTCAGGTAATTGAACTTGAGTTGTAGAAGTTTGCTGTGCTTCTTTACTTCCAAATAAAAAATCTAATAATGCCATTGTTAATTGCCTCCAAATAGTACAGGGTTGCCAAACTTAGGTCTATCCATTGCTTCTTGAAGTGTTTCTAATAGTGGACCTTCACTTCCTTCATAAGCTCTTCTAATAATATCCTCATATGTCATGGGTTGTCTGAATCTTCTAGCGTAAGAGAAATATGGTAAATCTGTTTCTTTATCATCTTCATCTGTGCTAGCACCCGTTGTTGCAACAGGAGTAGAATCTCCTCCTCTATCTTTAGGTTCCATCGCACGAGTAATAGCTCCTTCTGCTTGAGCACTAATTGCTGGTTGACCTACAACAGCAGACTCTCCGAATTTACCTGTACCTAAATTAAAACCAGCACCTGCAGTGGCAGGATCAAAAAATGCGGGACTTAGCCCTGCATAATCTAACATCTTTTCTTGACCATACATTGCTCTGGCAGTTCCTGGGTCCATGCCTACACCACCTACTGCACCAGAACCTAATAAAATTTTTCTAACTCTATCTTGAAACTCTTGCTCACTTTCAGTAGGTTCTTTTTCAACTTCCTCTTCACCGCCAAAAGATTTAATAAGACGCATTAAAGGTAAATTTTCTAAAAGACTTCCAGCACCTCTAGCAACATCTCCTAAAAATTCTGAACCTGTAGGGGGAGCTGTTTTTAAAATTTTCTTGACTGGATCAAACACCACACCACGCCCATACTTTTCAATATTTTCTAAAGCTTGGTCATAATTTTCTTTTGTAATAACTCCTGCATCCAACAATTGTTTCGCGTCTTTGCCACCTAATCTTATACTACCAAGTCTATTTTGATCAACACCTGACATAATCATTTTGGATAGTTCACCCATGCTATATCCTGTTTGTCTTCCTTCAGGACTTTTAGCAAACTTAAGTCTGTCTATCATTTGATTCTTTTGGAAATTTGTTAAGTTAGGATCATTTTTAACTTCTGCGATTTTCTTATCAACTTCTGATTGAATTGCCTTGACCTCATCATTACCACCAAATAATTTTTCAAAGAAACTTTTTTCTTTTTTAGGTTCAGTAATTCGCGGAGCCATTTTAACGCCTGTTTCTTTTTCGCGCTTAGCCATAGCATCTTCTAAATCTTTTAAAATAGATTGATCACCTTGCTTAGGAGCTGGTTTACTTTTGTTTCCACCACCACCGCCTCCACCAGATTTTGATGGTTTGTATGATCCTTTAAAATTTGAAGATTGTACTTTTCCTTTATATCCTGAAATAGGTAAATAAGAAGGAATACCTGTGACGGGTTCTGGTATACCCGCACCACCCAATAGTTTTAAGATACCTTCTTCTTCTGGGTTGATAAAAGCTAGTCGCTCACCTTCGGGCGCCATCGCATTAACTGTTTGCGCCGCTGTTCGAATCTCGTTTTGGACATTATCTAATGCCGCGTTGTAGTAATTCGGGGCTGGCTGTTTCGCGCTGGGAAGTTCATAGATTCCCTGTGCCCCCCTTCGGTTCTGTTTAGCTAAGAGTGAAGTAATCCCTGGCGAAACCTCGTTCGCTCTGACCACCATATCTCCTTGCTGTACTGGACCTGCGTATCCTTGCATCGTAATATTATACCCTTTTTATGCCCCGAATACAAGGGGGCACGGTGAAATTATATTGGGTTTTTCGTATCACTTCTGACCTCCAAATATGAAACCAAACCGCTAATCGCGTTAGCTGTAGCCGCTTGCATCTTTAAGATATTACCCTCTTCTAAAACCAATACACCATCCGCGGCATTGAGCGAATCTTTTGCAGATATCGTGTGGTGCGCTATATCATAGTCTGTGCCGTTTTTACTGACATACACTTCAAGCACCACATTACTACCACCATAGTTGTGTGTCTGGATATTCTTAATAATAGTTTCGGTTTCTGCTGGGCAAGTGTAAAGATTTGTCAAAGCAGTGGTTGTTAAATTAAAACCTGTCGATTTATATAGTGTTGACATTAAACGTGATCTCCTAAGAACCAAGCCATTGCTCTGCCCTCTGTCTGGTCTTGAATTTTTACTGGCGGATTCTCTTCTGAGTAATCTCTTAGTTTTAAAACCTGTATCAATGCATCATATGTTCTTACGTCAATCTTACCTTCCATACGTTCTTTGTATGAAGGTTCGGGATAGGAGGGCTTGCTGTATAATGCCATTATCTTAATCCATCCTGTCTACCATCAGCACGCCATGTACCCAATCTCCACGATACATTAGTCGCATCGGATTCATATCTCGCTTGGAACGATCTACCTCGAGCGCGAAAATCAAAGTCACCATCTGTGGAATTAATCGTGAAGGGTCCTTTAGTTATCTGTTCACCTTGTGGATATATTTTTGTATTTAATGTAAACTTCATGGCACTACCTTGTTTAAATGTTACATCAGGGATTACGCGATCTAAGAAATAAACATTGTCACCATTCGCATCACCATTAAAGAAACCTGTTTCAACAAAAGCGGTAATGGCACTGCCTGCTGCATTCACGCCATCTTCTTGGTTGTATTGTAAACCACTGGAATCCACAGTCAAAGGATTACTAAAGATGTTAGAATCTATCCAAGCAGTTCTTTCTAAAGTTCCAATCGACCAAGTCTTATCAATATAATTATAGATAACATAGCGATCAATTTCTGTCGCATCAGATGATGGATAGAACCACCATAATTCATTAAACTTAATATTCTGCCCACAGAAAACTTTTTCTCTTTGCACTTGGTTAAAGTTATCAAACACATGAGTTAAGACGGGGCACTCGAGAGTTCGTACCGCACCATCAAACATGTAGAAGTTATCCACACCCATCCAGAATGCCGCACCCTCGATAGTGGTTGCCGCGTTTTTGGATATGGTACCTGAGATTTCTCCCAACACAGAAAATGAGAATGTAAAAGGTGGACCGATAAACTGCATGGAATAGACATCTACATCTGTCCATAAGAATATTTGACCACGACCTTTTTCAACCGCCTCTATGTTAGTTCCTGTACCTAATCTTTGTTCACCTGCGGTGTTAACAATCTGGGGTGTCCATATAGTAAAATCTTCTTGGTTACAAAATCTTACGGTCATTCGATCATAATCAGAAGAACCTACAGGATTAGAACCAAAACAAACTAAGTGGCGGTCTGGTGTAGACACCATTACCTGTCCCACTTTTTCTGGAATTTGAGAAGCATCTCCACTTAAAGTATTTGTTACATAATAAGAAAGAGTAGTTCCGCGGAATGTGGAAGGCGAGGTGATAAACGTACTCATATCAAAATAATAAATAGTATCTTCTCCGCCGCCTATAGAAGCAATAACATCTTCACCCCAAGCATCCATTGACCAAACGCGGGGTGACAACACAATACCTGATGTACTTCGCGCCGTGCCCCATGAGGAAGCTCCCCAAAGACCTGCGCCAAAACCATAGCCTGTTAAACCATCGGAAGGACCGTTGTTAACAAGATAACGTAAGTCAACCGATCCGCCGCCCGTTACACCGCCTGTAGTTGCTGTGCCTGTTCCAGTAATAGTGTAAGAGTTACCATCAATGTAAGTAGCAATATATTCTCCTGCTGCAATAGTAATGCCGTCAAGAGTAACGGCTGTGTCTATAATAACACGAGAACCTGGCTCTGTGTTTGCTAGACCGTGAGAAACATCAGTTACAGTTACCGTGCTAGAACCTGCCGCACCTGTAGTATAAGGGTTAGTGAGTGTTCGAGTGTCAGTACGGTAAGGGGTAATGTCATACATGTTGCCACCATACTCAATGTAAACATGAGTTGATGTTCCATATAAAATTAATTTAGTACCGTTTAAATCTCGGTGAGGAAAGATGTTTCTGGACACGCCACTGATTTGCGCGGAACTGAACCTCTTAGTCCAGCCGCCTATCTTCTCGGCATAGCCTTGGAAGAAGCGCACCTTGTCCGCGTTTGTGTATCGCATTTGCGCTTGGTAGTCCGTGACATCTGTGATAACCCCTGGAGGCGCTGTTAATTGTACGAATGGCATTTTGCCCGTGCCCCCTTCCTACCTGTTAGGTATTGATATTAAATAATTCTCCATCCACATTATCTTTTCTTTGATAATGGCAATGTCCTGTTGCATCTGTGCTACGGTATCAACCTTTTGCTCCACCGCATCTAATCGAGCCGAAAACATACCCCAAGATACTGCAATACCAAATACCATTACGATATAAGGTGCTATCAACTTGAGGTCTATCTTCATTATTTTTCTTCTATTTGTTTTTCTTCTTCAGGCTCTTTAGAAACTTCAGTTTTTAAAAGTGCCATGTAATGGTCTATTAACACATTACACTGATCAAATTCTAAAGTCAATTGACCTTTTTTGTTTTGCAATGAAACAAGTTGATTAAGCAATACTTTGCCTTTATCGGTTAACTTGTTTTCATCATATTCTTTGTCTCCTAATGTAAACATAATTACTCCTTATTTTATTCTGCCCAAGGTAGTCCAATAGCTTCATTTTCTTTCTTAGCTATCTGTGCTTCAACCTTGCTTGTTCTGTCTGATTCTATTTCTGCTTTTTTATCTCCTAAATCTTCCCATACCCAAACTAACACTGTATCTTCTGTTAAATCAGCAAAGGGAATAAAATTAGGTGATGAAGCATCATAGGATTCTATCTTGAGTTCGCCACCTTCTACAGCAGTTTCACCAGTGTCAGCAGTAGCTCTTAGCTCCCACTTAACTTCTAGGACACCACCATCTGTAGGATTGTGTTTCATATCAAGGACTTTCCATGTAGTTGTTACTGCCATTTTTACTCCTATTCTACTGGTGACTCTGGGAACTCTCCTAATGGTCTTGTGTAATCAGAAGTTTCTTCTGTTCCAGTATTTGTGTATTGATATAATGCCTCTAAGGCATCGACATCCGCAGCACCATCAATCATTGTTTCCATTTCATTGGACTTTGTTCGAACGTCTGCTCGGAATGTTGTTATATCTGCAGGTACAGTGTAGTCTGCAACTTCTGATGCTTTGACTACATACCAATCTGTTGGCGCTAATAAGCCTGCAGCTTGTTGTTTAATTACTTTAATCTTTTGTTCTTTTAAACCGTGTTGTTTGATATCACCAATTGCTATGTCGCCAGGAATTTCATTGGCATCTGCATCCGCTTGAGTAAATAAAATATTATCTAAAGGTTTCGCGGTGGGTGTACCATAACTTCCTGTGACAGCACCATCTGCATACGCATAAGTAATATCTGTATTGATATAGTACTCCTCATTTTTCTTGTTTGTGCTGTCTATTTGTACAGAATAAATGCCGATCGCATTACGCTCTTCTTCAGTCCATAATCTAAAGATAGATTTAGGATATTGATATTCGCCAATGGTGACACCTTTGTTTCCGTTTAGGTATTTTATAATTTGATTATTTTCTACTAATGCGTACATCATGATTGTGATATGTTAAGGTTCCTTCCTACCTCTAGCCATTTACTTCCGTTATATCTAAATACAAATATATCACCCTTGCCACCTGTTGTGGTTAATGTGGGTGCGGTGTCATCTTTGAATTCAAAAACTGCGTTCCATGTTAAAGTTCTTGAGCCTGTTCCATCTTGAATGACATTTAAAGAACAGAATTGACCTGTGCTACCATTCGTTGGTGCTGCTAAAGTTCTGTTACCACCGAGAGTTACTTTGGCTACTGATTGTGTGGACATATTCCAAGAGATTGTTGCTCCGTCAGTTAAAGTTGCTTCGGCAATAAATGCCTTGTCTGCTAATACTGTTCCTGTAACATCTAGTGCTTGACTTGGTGATGAATTTAAAATTCCTACACGATTATTTCCACCATCAACAAACAGTGCGTGAGTATTACCATTACTCTCTACTCGGAAGTCTTGGTCTAGAGATTGCTCATTCATAACAATTTGAGAAGTGGTTGTACCAACTGATTCAATCCTCATAGCTTCTTTTAAGTTAGCTATAGTGTTTGGACCACCACCAACATTAACATAATGAATTACTCTACCATTAGGGTTACCAACACGAGAACCTACGATAGCACCATTCGCATAATCAAAACCACCAAAACCTATTCCTGCTTCTGAACCAGCTGTAGAATTAAGATTTTGAACCCATATTCCTGAAAAACCACTTGATTGGTTATCATTTACTTTAAGTACTGCACTAGAAAGACTGTTGTAATTGCTTTTACCGACAAATACTCTGTCATCCCCACCATTAACAAAGAGCATATTAGTATAATTGTTACTCTCTACTCGGAAGTCTACATCAGCACTACCTTCATTAACGACAACATCACTAGTAGATATTCTTAATCTTTCCTGTAATACATTAGAACTATCATTAGTTTTAAAAATTAACCTAGAGCCAAATGCAGTATTATCAGTGTAACTAGCAATCGTACTTACAGCTACTTCATTACCACCATAAGCAGTGCTATTGTTTCCATATAAAGAAAGAATAGAAGGAGTACTAGCACCTGATAAAGCACCAACAGCTAATAAACCATCATCTGAATCAAAACTATTTCTACCTATTCCAAGTTTAGTATTATCAATGCGTAGGGTTTCAGTACCATTGTTTTTGAAAACATGAATACCACCACCACTATTATAAATAATATTTTCAGCAGAAGATGACGTTATTTCTAAATTATCTGAAGCATCATTACCAATAGTATGACTATCACCAAATTCTACTGTTCCTGTAACATCAACACCAGTGGATGTGGTAGATATTTTAGTTGAGTTATCGTGTTTTAGTTCTACTGCACCATTTTCAGTAGCAAATATATATGTTTCAGTACCACCACTATTTTCAACCTTAAAAGAATTAGATGCTTGTAATACTAAATTTCCTGTACCTTGGTCGCTTATATAACTATGAGTACCATTGTGGTATATCTGTAAATCATTAGATGCACCAAACTGTGCTTTGTCATTATCACCAAAGTTAATATCATTTCCGTTAGTGGATAGGTTGCCACCTAGTTCTGGAGTTGTGTCATCAACTACATCATGGAGTACACCTGTTAAAGCAGAACCATCTCCTGTGATAGTAGAGAATATTGCATCCGCCATCGCGTTGTACACATTAGTACCATCTGAATAAACGAACGCATCTTTACCCGCGGGCACATTGAAAGTTGTACCACTGCCTGTGGTTAATGTAATAGTGTTAGAATCCGCGGTGTTGTTTAAAACCAGATAAACGGTTTCGCGCGCTGGGATTGTGACTGTACAGGTACCTCCTGGTGAACCACCGAAATTGAGGACAAAATTTCTTCCGTCTTCATCTGTGTAAGAAGTGGGGTTATCTGTAAATGTTAAAGTATGTGTTGTACCTGAAAGTGTGACAGCAGCATAACCTGTTATCTTGTTCTCAAGACGTTTTAAGTTATCATTTGTTTGATCACCCCAGGTGTTATCGTTTTCACCAGTGGTCATCAAGCGGAGGTTTAATCCGCCAGTACTCCAGGTTGAAGCCATACTTAACTAATCCTTATGATTGCGTTACTTGCGTCAGCTGTTGGGAAACTTACTGTAAAAGTACCACCAGATACAGAATAGTCTGCACCGAAATCAATTACACAAACTGATTTGTTTGAATCGGATGTGTTGTAAATAATACAACCTCTAGTAGTAAATGTAGCGCTTGTCCACGAAGTATCTGCGAAGTCACAGACAGCTGTTGAACTGTCAAGAGTTGGGGTTACACTTGATAATGTGTTTCCGCCTGTAGTGTATCCACTACCACTTGCTAATTCGTCACTGTTACCTGTAACATCAGAATAATTTGTGGTCGAAGCATTGTATGTTCCCACTTGGGAAGCTTGAGCTTTAATTAGAGCAATCTTAAAAGTATCACCTGTACTTGCTGTAAAGTCGTGGGTACCGACAAGAATCTCTTGTTTAAAGCTGTTACATATTGCTGATGTAATAGCCATGCTTTATTGTCCTCTCTGCATTGTTTTTAGTTCACCATTACGAAATTCATCATTTCGCATTCTTACTTGTTCCTCATTCGCTAATGTTTGAATAGCACGATTGTAATATCCCTGCCATAGTTCTATTACTTGAGGTGTCTCTTTCATGTATCCTATAGCTTCGATCAATGTGCCATATAGTATAGCGTCTGGGGCATTATCACCTAGATAAGTATTTTGATTACCTGATGATAACCCTGGAACTCTAATAGTATACCCTATTTCAACTGTTGTTGCAAGGGCTGGAGTTGGTCCAAACAGAAAATTAGTTTGGCGGTTTCCACTTGTATAAGTCGTTCCAGTTTGATTTAAGGCATAGTATCGCACTGTGCCTGTATCAGTCGAAGGATTTTTGCTGTACTCTTTGATGAATGATTCATCTTTCTCCAGTAAAAACTCCCCGTTCTGAATCCTTAAATATCGCGGCACTACCATGTCGGAAGGCACAGCTACCGTTGAGGTGCCCCCTGATAAAGATAGTGTTGAAATTTTTCTAAAGGCAGTTAAATCTACCTCTTTTGCTATCCGTAATTCAGCTAGTTCAATACATAAATCAATAGGAGCTTTGCCGCTACCTGTTGCTGTAGTGAACGAAGTGGCTGAATTTTCTAGCCAATCCTGTACATTTTGTTTAAGTTGATCGTATGTTAAACCCATTTATATTATTCGCCCCAAGTGAATGAACCCCAAGAATCTTGACCCCATCCATTATTATTAATGTTGATTGTTATTGTACCATTACTTGCAGTCATTTGCAACCCTGCTGTATCTTCTGCAGCACTAATAATTACGCTACCTAAGTTAGAAGATAATGACTGACCGACTAGATTTTCCTGTGCAGAGAAGTCGAATGATCCAATTGCTGTTGCTACAGATAGTCCTGCTAGATCAACTTGAATTACTGCAGTGACGCTACCTAAGTTAGTTGAAGCCGCCACACCCTCAATATTCTCTTGAGCGCTAAATGACAAGCTACCTACATTTGAAGTTGCCGCTAATCCTTCAGTTTCTTCAGTGCTTTGTAATGTCACTGATCCAATATCAGTTGAAGCAGATACACCTACAATGTTTTCTTGAGCACTTAAGTTCGCTGATCCTACAGCAGTAGATGATTCAACACCCACCATTGTAGTGCCTGTAGCTAGGTCAAGTAAACCAACACCAGTTGTTAATTCTAATCCTACAACATCTTCTTGACCTGTTACATTAACAGAACCAATAGTTGTAGTGGCAGCTACGCCTTCAATATTTTCTTGTGCACTAAATGTTAATGAACCTAGTGCTGAAGTTAAAGGAAGACCAGCTACATCTTCCGCTAATTTAATTTGTGGAGAACCAATCGCTGTATTAGCTTGTAATCCTTGTGAATCTTCTTGACCACCTATATGTAATGCGCCAATAAAAGAAGCACTGCCAGGTGTTCCTTTACCGTATAAAGAACCTAAACGTACTGTGACAGGTACACTGTCAACATCTGGTCTAGGATTATCT